TCCATAAGGTGCCCACCCACCATTCTTTTTTTGAATTCCTGGTCAACTTCTGGAATACCATGAGCCATATGGTCCCTGATGTACCCGAACTTCTCGCCATTTGTAAAAAATACCATATCCGCAACATCCTGAAAGATCATCTCGGTATCGCCTACATTTGCAAGAATGGTAGTATAGGTGAGGGTCATAGTGTTAAAATTTAGAGTCGCTTCTTTAAGAACTCCCGCCTGCACGCAGAGGCAAATGGAGGCGTTTGACCATATGCTATGGGTATTTTCGTCATCAATCAGCGTCCTTCCCCTGCGTCGATGGAGTTTCTTGTCATTATCGGAATCGACGTTCATGGCATACGGCACATAACCGATCGGGATCCTCATCGGATCCTTTCGCTTCGAAACACCCACAATATTTTTGTACTCAAACTTTGGATCAGGCATTGTTTACAAATCCTTGTAAAAATGCTGATAAGTTTACATGGTTAATGGATGTAAACTTATCAATAACTCTTCCAGATTCCAGACCGACCCGAACTGCCCTGTCTTTCCGACCGATTCAGGAAGACCAGGTCCTTCTTGACCTTCGCCTTGAAAATCTCAAAACGCTTACCATTTCTGTCCGATGCCGCCAGATCAAGGGTCTGAGTATCCTCTTTCAGAAAGGCCTCCCTTCCGATCCCATAGATCAACTCCCGATGGTACTTCGCCTTTATTTCAGGGGCTACCGCAGGAATTGCCGTGATGTCTGCGACAGTAAATGGGACGAGAGGGAGCCGATTGACAGTCATGAGAAGGGTATCACAGACCTTCCGGAGCGTGACACTCGTCAGAGATTCGTCCACTAACGCTTCATTGGTAGTGATTTCAGTCGCTGCCACTACGGCGGCCGTCACATATCTGTTATTGAGGGTCGTCCCAGAGATATTGATCTCGTCACCTACTGCATAGTGAGCCGTGAAGTCTTCTCCTGGTTTGGAAATCTTCTTGGTGGCAAGCGTAAAGGTGATATTTGAGATCCCTACCACTTCCCCCGTGGCATCGAACTTGGGATAAATATCAAGAGAACTCCTGCCACAATCGGGGATATAACATTGCGGAGTATCGGTCACTTCCCTCCAGGTTGGGCGGAGTTGATCAAGGTAAGCCTCTGAAGCTCTTTTCAATACACCATAGTTCCGGTTCGTATTAACAGTGAGTTTGGCGCCTTCCTTGACGTTTAATATCAGATCGTCTAAGTCATAGATTCCAAGGTTGCTCAGGAGTTTGAGTTGTGTGAGGGCGACAGTTACACGGTCTTCAACAAGAAAGGTTTCGCTGTAGAGTTCCTCGTAGATGATGTTGAGATAATGGATGAGCTCGTCATCTTTCCATAAATACTCGGGGCCTACCGTATCATCCAGCACGACTTTTCGCGCAAGATCTATGATTCCGCCATCTCCGCCGATATACATGGCTCCTCCCCTACTTCAGACCCTTTTTGGACCTCTCGATCGCGCCAATGAGGGTATCTTTCTTGCCTGAAGGTTCCTGAATCCCAACCTTCTTCAATTGAACCTCCACCGTGTACCTCTTCTTGCCTTCCTTCTGTTCGTTCATCCGGATCTCGGTCACTTCCCCTATTGCCTGAATGGTGAGACTTTCACCGATCTTCACCTTTTCAAGTTGGGGAAGTTTCGCAACCTGTTCGGATTCGAACCGAATCTGAAGACCATATGGATACTTCGGGCCTTCGATTCCAGTTGAGGGCATCATGTCTGCCTTCAGTTCCTTCTTTGTCTTCTTTGGAAGTTCGAGATCGATTAGTTCCATTTGATTCATCTCCTTTCAATCTTGATCTGGTAAAAATCCGCAAAATGGACAACGACCATCCCAATCTGGCCATGGATCTGGCAAATAAATGTTTCCGCACTTGCTACAGTGAATCACATAGGTATTTGCCATACCTAATCCTCCTTAACGTGTCCACAGACCTTGCACACCTTGAACCTTCTCTGGCCCTTCCGCACCTTTCTCCAACTACATTCTCCACAGGAGGGGCATTTGGGTTTTGTGGACTTTTCCACCCCTACCCTGGGATGCCCATCTGCTTCAAAACCTCGGACCCCCTATCAACTTTAGATTTTGCCTGAAATCTCCCCTTTGCATCTTTAATCCGGGTCCTATCTTCAGTTTCAACAGGTTCTTGCTGAACAGGAGAACCCGCAGACATGGACGCTATTTGAGCCTTAAGCATCTCGTTTTCGGCCATCAGGTCTGCCACATTTGGTTGAGTCATGTCTTCCTCGACCGTACCACCATCCCCGAAGTTTTTCTCCCACCATGAGAGAGCCCTTTGCCTGTGTTGGTCAGGAAGGACCTCCAGGAGAGACCTGTCATTTACAGGTTCGCCGTTCGGAAGGATATATTCCCCGCCCGTTGTCTCAAAGACATTGCCTCGTTCCGTCGTAAAATTGTGAATTATAAAGACCTCCTTTCCGTTCAACACCATTCTCGATCCTTCCGGTACTGTCTCTTTCGCTAACATAAAGACTCTCCTTTCTAATTTTAGAATTGGGGAGCCCCACGAATGAGGCTCCCCTTAGTTATTGTTTGGGTTAAAAATCAATTTCCCCAAACCATTGCCCTGACCAACCTACTCTTGAGCCGCACTCCATCCGGCATTTCCAGCGGAACAATGCTGTCAATGTCTTCAGGAACTCCCCAAATATAGGAAGGTTTTACTGCAAGGGTAATCAGAACCCCTGACCCAGAAGTCCAGGATCCGGGGGTAACCAACTTTTGTTTTGGGTAAAAGTTTGTAGGCTTCCACTGAGCCGTTGTACCCAATGTCATCCCTGTTGCACCGATCGGCCAGGTTGCAGAAGTGGTGGAAAGAGTCACCGACGGCATAAATCCAGGTGTTGCCCATAAAAGAGGCTGTAGAACATCTCCACCTGCCGCATGGGTCGCCACTTGCCCGGAAGCCGTGATCGCTTCTTCCTCGACAAACCGATCAAAGAGAAAACCACTTGCAGGTTTTTTGAGGTAATTAAAAACAATGTATGCCGTTGCCGCATCCCAGGCTGCCGCGGCCAGAATAGCCATTGTGGTAGCTACCGGAGAAGTATTTGTCCAATCGAGAGCATATTCTCCGGCTACTCCGGTTTGAGCCTTACCGAGGGGCTTTGGGCAAGAAATCGTTCCATTCAGGTTGAGGCCCACCATCAGACCGCACAGAAACGGACCGGCTGCAAGAAAACTGATAAGATCGGGTGTCGCCGGCGTAAAGGTGATCCCATTGATCGTTGTGGCCCCGGCTGTCATCGTTTCAGCTTCCACCAAGTTCTCAAAGACTTCAGCCCATGCCTGCGTGATGTAGGAAATGGTGATGGTTGAGTATGAGTCCGTCGCCTTTGCGGTGATGGTCGCCCTTGCCCCTGGGGTTGCCGAGTGCATATTGATTGCGATCGTAGTTGTTACTGGAACCATCCCCGCAGGCAGGAGACCAAGGGCTTGGTTCCCGTTACTGGCATAGAGAGGCCAAGCCATCGGATATTTTGTGGTCCCAGTAAGGTTGTCAGTCAGAGCAACAACCTCTTCAAACACAACCAAAGGAGCCCGATGGTAGGCCTTGAGTTTGTGGTTTGTCTTGTCGTACTTCCAAATGATGCCAGAAGTATCCGGCTGACTGATCACCATTTCCGGAGCGGTATACATTCCATATCTACCGATTGCCGGTAGTGGTATCCCACCAAAAGGATACTGAAGCGCACCATTTCCAAAGGTGAATGCCGCCTCAAACATTTTCCTCTTTCCCATCTTTATCATTTGTCCAGATAAAGTTACGTCGGTCGCTGCTAAGTACGTCATGTCATTTCCTCCTTATCCCCCTCGGCAAATCAGGACAGGATTGTCCCGTTAGGCTTCGGAGAGTTAATTGTTAAAGAAAATGAAGCGTGTTGCTTCGCCATTTCTCCTAATGAACATCGGAGAGCTGGGGCGGGAGTTCCCCGCCCCAGGTTAATTGTTATGCACTCTTGATAAAGTCGCTGTTGTTTTCCGGGATTTCCGATCTTGGATATGCCTCGACCCAGGGCCTCCAAGTAAGGGTAGTTCCGGCCATAGTGAACACCAACTCATCACCAGCATCGAGTTTTACAGGAGCAATGACTACCACTCCAGCAACAGTGGAATGACATTTCTTCCAGACAATATTCTTGACCACTGCCGTGGTCGGAATGGTAACTACTGCCACCGCTGTTGGCGTTGGCGTATCAGTCCCGGGAATCGCTCTCTTGGTGACGGTAAGGACTGCGGCCGTTGAGGTAGGGGTAATAAGGATCAGTGCCCCGACTGCAAACAGATCACACGGATGGTTCACCCTGAGAAGAGCTACCCCAGTTGCGGCAATATCCACAACCGCTTTGGTACTTGAATCCACTCCTTCAGCAATTGCTTGAATTTTAGATTCTGTGTAAGGCATTTTTGTTACCTCCTTATCTTTTAATCCAACTGAGATTGCAGTTGGGAAATAGGATGGGCCATATTCGACCCATCCCTATAACTAATCGCTACGCAGATGCGTATCTTAGGTGCTGCTGGAAATATAGCAACCTTTCACCTTTCCAGGTGTCGCCGTTAGTGGCCAAACCAATCCGAGTCCCACGACCCCGTACCAGGCCGCTGAGTTAACTCTGCCATGATCCTGCCCGAAGTTGACCTGCACCCTGACCTCGGGTGTCTCCGCCTCGATCATGGCTGCGAAGTCGTCTCCGAAGATGATCCCCTCACCAAGAACACTTCCCGTCCCCTTGTTGTTGGCAAGGCAGTTCGTGTCCTTGATCTCGATGCACCGGATACTCTCAACCTTTCCAACCTCAGAGTTGTGAAGGGTATCGCCCTCACGGAGATACTGCTTCCAAGTCTCGAAGTCGTCGTCATTCTTAATGCCCCTCATTGCCTTTGTGCTGAGCAACCCGATCCAATCGTCACCTTCGTAAGGATCGACGATGTAGGTGTCAGCAAAGGCATCCCTGATGGCACCCAAATGTGCGATATTCAGGTTGACAAGAGCTGCTATATCGGCTGCCGCCCCTGCCGTGAAGGTTCCACCAGTCAAAGATGTCGGTTGATAGATGAGGTAGGTGGTCTTCATAACTACAGCCGCAAGTCGGTCCAGGGCCTTTGTCATCTGCTTACGTAGAGCCTTCTGAATCGGGTCCTGCGGGTCAAATTTACTAAGCAACTGGCTCATGTGGCTAAACGTCACCGCACGGCCATATTCTCCAACGGTGATCGCCGTAGTGGACAAAGCAAAATCATCCACGGGGATCCGGTCGTGCTCGCTAAGAGCTGCACTGGTGGGCTGGGTCAAAAGATCAGCCCGCGTGATGGTCTGACTTTCACCACGCTTCTTGCCAAAACCAGGTTCGGTCCTGACGAAGTCCATGAACTTGGACTCGACAATAGACTGTTCCCGGAGCTTCGCGCTCAAACTGTTATTCTTGTATACGCCTGTGGGAGCACTAAACTCCCAAGTGAAATCTGCCATGGTTTATTCCTCCTTATGGTGAGTGACGGAGTTTCCTCCTTTCCAGGGCTGCTCGTTGAGCATCGCCCATCGTATGAGAGGCCTCCGGTTCTTTTTTGGTTGTTACCTTCGAACCGCGCCCAAGAACTTCAAGATCCTCTTGATTCACCTTATCCTTCCGGGCACGTTCCCTCTCCTCGCCTCTGAGTCCATCAACGAAGTCTTTGCATAACTTGGCGGTCTCTTTGATCTGGTCTTCCATGGGAAGTGATTTTGAGACGTCCACCGATAAAGACCAAAACAGCCTCAGAATACTGTCCTTCTCCTTCGGGCTGGTTTTGTCGGAAATCAATCCGGTCTCTTCCAATGCAGTGTCAACAGCGGATATAACGGCCTCCTTATTTCTCTTGGCTTCCTCACGCTCCTCGAATGCGAGATTGGCAATCTCGGTCTGTGCGTCGGCCCAAACAAGGGCTACCTTTCCGTTATATTCCTGCATCTTCTTCTGGTACTCGGCCCATTTGGCATCAAACTCTGGATCGTCTCGATCCTGTGGCGGTACGGGAGATGGAATGGCTGCGGCTTTAGCAATGGTGTCATCGGCAACCTTCTGGCGTTTAACACCCCATGGGTTCTCGGCAGGGGCTGTAGCAGGTGCTTTTGCGGCGGCTTCGTCCACACGCTTTTGAAGATCTGAAACCACGGTTTCCAGCTTCTTAGCCTTCGTGGTAGCCTCCGTCATCTTCTTTTTGGCGTCTTTGACAGCCTTCTCAGCGGCGGCTTGGTCCTTGTACTGAAGGGCCTCTTCTTCGCCCTCTTTCTTGCCTTCGACCTTCTCTAACTCTTCTGCCCCTCGATCCTTCTCAGCCTTTTTCTGCCTTGCCTTTTGCTCTTCTACTTCCGCTTCGACCGCTTCTGCACCTATTGCTCCGTGCTCGGGACTTCCCTTAAACTTGGCTTCGGACGAATCCTCACCGGGGCCCTTACCAGTCTCGGGATCCACTTCTTCCTCGTACTCGTCGTCCAGATTCAAATCTTTTGCCGTCAATTGCTTTCCCATCGTTTTCACCCTCTCCAAGAATCCCTTTAAGGGGTTGGAGCCTTTCTTGTATTCTCAACCGGGAGTCCCTTTGGGGCCGGTGTGAGTGTTTCGTATGAAACCCAAAAAGAAAAAGCCACTCATGCCGTGCGCACGGTGGCCTTTTCTTTATTTTGGGAATCCCTTCGCGAAAGGGATTTTTTTCCCTATATAGTAGCGGGGTTACGCCCCACGATTTATCCTAAGTTTGGTATTTCCTTCGCCTGCCTCCCCAATCTCATCCGTGTCAATCTCTGTGCCGCGGCTTGTCCTATCTGGATATCTCGTCCAAGTTCATTAAGCATTCCCAAAAGTGCGACCGCTTCGGGATCGTGATTTACCAATTCCTCTATCCTTTTTTGGACCGCCTTCTCGATCAATGCCACAAAAAACTTACCGCTTTTTGTCCGAAGCTTTTGTTCCGCTTCTAATGCGGCAGCCATTTCGGATTCAAGTTGATCCTCTGCCAGTTTTATCTTCTCGGCAGAACCAACACCTCTTGGCTTTCCACTCATGATATCAACTGCCATTCCACCAATTATGGTGTCACTCATTTTCCCCTCTTCTTTGGCGCATATGAACTCAGGGACGATCCCTTGTGCATCTTTCCAAGTGTCAATGCCAGGTTTGCTCTCTTCCCCAATGTCCCACCCTTTTTTGCAGCACTTTGAAGCGTGGACTTAGGGATTTTTTGGCCCTGCGGAATACCGAGTTGAGAGTGAAGTGCCCCCTTTTTCATCCCCATTGATTGTATCCATTTCCCAGCCATAATATTTCTCCTCCCTTGACAGACCTATCCAATAGATGATATCATACACCTATGAAAAACATGAAAAGGTACGGAAGTATCGCAGTCCTTTGCAAACAGTGTGCCCAATCTTTTAAAGAGAATCCTTCCCGCATATTTGGTGGTAGGGGAAAGTTCTGCTCCAAATCTTGTTTCTTTAAATCGAAAATTGGAGTTAATCCTCCACAACTTATAAGTAAACAGTCCAATAAAGCGGGACCAGACAACCCAAATTGGAAAGGGATCAGGGTTCCTAAACCATGTCCCATCTGTGGAGCGATTTTCATTAGTGGCAACAAAACCTGTTCCTTGGAATGTGGGCATATGTTGCAGGGATCGAAACAAAGAGGAGATGATAACGCTTATGCTCGCAAACATCCGAGACAGAAAAGAATTTGCCTTCGCTGCGGTAAGACTTATCAAGGAAAAGAAAATAACGGAGCATACCCGGGATACGGTAAGCTTTACTGTTCTGATGATTGTCGTGTACGTTCCCAACATAAAAGCCTTAGACAAGTTCGTATCGCTAACCGCCTTGAAGAGCTTACGGGTGAAAAGCCTGAGTTGGAAAAAACCTGGCCTTGGCTCCGTAGCCCGATAAGCAAACAACGATTGAGAGTTGATATTTATTTTCCCCACCAAAATCTGGCTATAGAATATCATGGCAGACAACATTTTGACCCGAAGGCCTTTAGTCATAACCAAGGCAGTTTTGAAAAAATTCAGATCAGAGATAGAGCTAAAATCGAATTGCTTAAATCTCATAATATCCCTCTTGCTATTCTTACCGGATGGCCCATTTCAGACCAAAAACTTCTTGAAACCATTAAATAGGGATCCGCTTCTTCCCCTTCTTCAATTTCTTGGGTCCTGGCATGAACCCAGCCAGTGGCATCCCCTTTGCCTTCATTAACGGGGGCCGTCTCATGGGCGGTGTAGGTACCGGAGGTCTGGTCATCGGAGGTCTCATCATGGGACCCCCCATCCCCATTCCAAGGGGTGGAGTCCTCCCAGCCATAGGTGGAACTCCTAAATTACTTGTATTCGTCACTCCCATTCGTTTTCTCTGTCTTCGATTAAGTGCCATGTCGTTACCTCCTTTTCTTCTTTTTTTTGTATGGCAATCCTTTTTCTGGCGTGCTTGCAAAATCATGCAAGGCGGTTCCGCTCATCTTGAGGATCGATTTATTCCTCTTATAGACCTTTTCTGGGTGATGGAGAGCAAGACCAGTAAGTCGTCTAAGGGCAATACTTTCAGCGGGCAACTTTTCTCTCCTTTATAATTTCTTGAAATTTCTTGTCCCAATATTGTCTCTGCCGTTATACATCCGGACAGGTTTCCATGTGGAGTATTTAACTGGTCTGCCATCTGTATTTCGCATCTTCATCACCCGATCAAACTTTGGTTTCTCTTTTGGTAATGGAAGAGATAAATCCTCTTCCCGTGGAATCGGAGCGCAAGCGATAACCAAACAAGCCGTAGTCAAAAGATCATCATCCGGGTTATTGTCCCGAAAGCCAGCCGTGGTATAGGTTCCACTGTCACAAGACGAACAACTGGCCGTTGATGTTACTCGATATGGAACCATGGACCTCCTAACTCTCGTAGTAAATCCTGACCTGGCCCGTGATCTTCACCACCCCTGAATCTCCGGACGGATCGAAACCAATCTGGAATCCTTCCCCAAAAATAGGGATGGTCGTTGTCGGGGTGGCAACATACTTCAATCTCTCTATGGTCGTAATATTTATCGCTATGGTGGCCTTACTATGAACCTTGACACCATGATGATCATAAAGATTGAAGGTCATCGTGATTGGATTACTTGCATCTCCTATGATATACTCCAATGCAATGATTTCCCCGAACCGAACCCTCTGTGAACCAGATCCCAGAATGGTCTTTAAAACTTCCCCATGAGCGGTCCCAGTCCACGTATTAAAAACATCAGAAAGATATTCTTGGATCAAGGTCACACCCCCTAAGTTTGATAATAAATTCTTACCCGAGCCGTCACCAATATTTCCCCCGAATCATCAGACGGATCAAAACCGATCTTAAAACCTTCTCCAAAAAGAGGGATATTCGTTCCAGTAGTGACATATTTCATTCGCTCCACGGTTGTCGTATTTTTTGCTATGGAAGTCTTTGTATGGATAAGCACACCGTGATGGTCGTACAGGTTGAAAGTCATCGTAATTGTGTTGGTCGCGTTTCCGATGATGTATTCGAACCCAAGGATCTCTCCAAATCTGACATTCTGCACCTCTGAACCCAGAACGGTCTTCTGCACCTCCGCATGTCCGGTTGCTTCCCATGTGTTAAACGTATCAGATAGATATTCCCGAATCATGTTACCCCTCCTTCAATCATAGGTTCATTTCCAGGTGGAACCGCTTCTGGAGTAGCAACCACTCCTGCCCCAGCCCCCCCATTTCCACCATCAATCGCGCCTCCGGCTTGTTGTGCCGCCATCTCCTCAACTTTCTTTAAGGTTTCTTCAACGAGGTCAATGGCTTCTGCCTGATCATCCGTGACAATAAAATCTGCTTCATAAAACCCGAATGAATTCACTTTTCTCTTCAGAAGTCTATATGGTTTAAAGTATTTTCCAAACTCTGAACTCACTGCATCTTTCATCAGTTCCTGATAACGCGGCACAAGTTCACTGTTTTTGATCTGCGCCGATATTCCTGAAATTTTAATGTCGCAATTCGCACGAAGCATTTCCTTCTTCGCTTCTATAGGCATTGCAGCGAACTTGGCTGCAGCAGGGTTATTGCTCATGACTCTACTGATGGTGGGATTAGAATATTCGGACCAATTCAGTATAAGAACTTCAAGGGCGGCCCTGATCACATTGATAGCCCCCTCCTCGATATCTTCCCCTATTGAGTCGAAAATGGTCATGCTCTGGCTGGTCTTTAGTTCCACTTCGCCCTTGGTGATCTGAGTCCGTGTTCCCCTCTGTCCGGCAACGAATTGATTTACAAATGAAGAATTTTCCCGGCGCTGGTCCCAGTGTTGAAGCGTGGCAAGAGTCTCATTAGTTGACGGACTTGTGTAGACCTCCTTGACCACCTGTTGGCCCGCCGGTACGTTTGGACTTTTTAGAACCGTCTTACCAGGAAACATTGCTACGTCTGTGGGGTCCTCGAGATCCATCCGGTTTAGCTCTCGAAGTTTATTGACCCGCCACGATAGATCGTCGATATGTAGACTCATTAAGTTGCAGGTGTTGAGCCATAGGAGAAGAGAGGTCTCAATAACGCCATGTCCCTCAAACGCAAATAGATCTGGAAGAGGAGAAAAAGAAACTCCGGGCCATCTCATTGTAACGAAAGGGTTTGGTTCCGGGTTCCGGATCAAAACATCTCCAGCCACGGTAAACCTGGCGTTATCCAGAAGAAGTTCTCCCTGCTTATCCAAAATAACTCCCCAATGCTCAACCAACCTCACAGCATGTCTAAAGGTAGTCCTTTGGTAATACTGACCTTTTCTGCGGGCCCGCTTCTCCGCAGTTTCCTTCCCCCAAGCTGATTCATTGGCCGTGATTTCATCCAGCCTTACATATCGGCCGCCAAGGTTTTTGACTTTCCATAAATCAAGCCACTCCACATGATCCCAGTAATCTCCAGACCATGGCTCTCGTGGCGTCGCATCTGGGTCACGATAGATCTGCCATGGAGGAACAAGAGAAAAAACCAATCCCTTACCGGGGACCCACCTCGGAATCATCTCGTGGGATTGACCTATAGCAAAACCAAGTTCAGAGCCATCGCAGAATGCAGTGTCAAGCCTCGCATGTTGTGGGTTTAACCAAAGACGGAGGGCTTCCCTAAAAAAATCAGCGATCTGTTTATCCTCATCCCCTACCCCCTCGATAGAATACCAGTCCGGTTGTCTGAGTGCCTTGCGGATGACAGCTACACCCTGTTTGACCGTGGCTGTCATATCACCCGTCACCATCTTGGCTTGCCAATCCTCTTTCTCGGAATAATCAATCTGGGCCCTATAGGCCCTGTAGCATTGATCCCAGAGATATCTGATTTCCAGGTTGGCATCTTCACTTTCCTTTATGCAGGAATGGCAAAAATCGACGTAGATATCGGGGTCCTCCTCGCCATATCGACGAGCCGCTTCAGTCCTCTCTCCGAGTTCTTGATCGTCTATCCCTTGAATCCCTTCATCAAGTGCCATGAATCGTCCCTACGCATTTGCGTATGTTATCCCAAAATAAAAAAACCCCTTTTGCTAAGGACTCGTCTTGCGGTCCTTAAAACAAAAGGGGTCTTTGATAACTCACTCTCTCTAAGAGACGTGAGGTCTTGGACTAACCTTTTAGATTAATTCTTTTCCTCAGTCCCTTTTCGCTTTTTTCGTAATCGGATATCCCCCCCTCGCAAAAGTGAATGGTCACTGCACCCGTAAAACCGCTTCCAATAATCCCCAGAAGCTCCAGTGAATTCGAAATATTCTTCTCGTATCGTTGAGCCTCTTTATACTCTGCTTCAAATAATTTGTCAAGCTTTTTTTTAGTTACGATAGATTCTGGCATCAAAGTTGATCTCCAATCTCAATAAATCTCACCCCTTCTATCTTTCCGACCTCACCCGGAAAGAGTGATCCGACAGGATCTCCATTCCACCTCGCATATTTAAGGGAATTTGCCACGAAACTCTTCATAAATACAAAGTTCTTGTCCCGAAATTTCCTCCCCTTGGGGTGAAACCCGTGTTTCTGGTGGTTGGACTTACTCATTCTCTCACCTCATAATACACTGGGGCATATGTAGGACCAAAATGATGAAATTTAAACATCTTCTTTTTTATTGGTAATGGTTCCTTAACTTCTTCCGTCTTGCCCATTTCAACTACCCTCGGTCTTTCTGCGATAGTAACAAAATCCTTATCCTGGGATGATTCAAGATAAAATTCACTTATTATTCCATTGCGATTTACCAAGAGCACCCTCTCATTCATTTAAAATTCCTTTCGAACAGCTTCCCGAACGCTTCGTTAATGGCCTGATAGGTCGGTAGAATATTGGTCCGTGTCTCGATTCCCTCGACTCCCAAAATCAAAAACGTCCCGTTCCGTTCCTGATCCGTCAAATCAAGCACCCAATTCTTACCGATCCCATGGAGCATCTCGTGAATCTCCGAATGGTTCTTGTTCATGAGCTCCCGATGCGAAAAGAAGGACCTTGCGTACATCTGGAGACTGTTCCGCTCCCAGTCCTTGGCCCGCCAGAGGAAAGCATTCACCACATCGTCGGGAGGTACCGAGAAGGCTCGGCTATCAAACACTGTTTTTGAGGTGGCATGTCTGAACCTGACATGGAATGCGGTGGACATCAGGGCTGCCGATATCGAGACTATCTTTGCCAGATCATAGTCGAACCATCCCTGGGTATCCAAGTTGTCATAGTCGGTGAGGCAGAAGGTCGCCTCATCGGACTGAACATACCCAACCTTAAACCCCTGCATTTCCTTAGCGACCTCCGATGCAGCGGAGACCATGGCGTCAATGAAGCCTCTGTCGAAGGGCTTGTTGAGGTCTCTGGTGAGTGTATGGAAGGCCTTCCCATCGACCCGAATCATGACCGGCATCCGATTCAGGGTTTGAAAACTGAAGGTCTTCTCGTACCTCTTAATCCGATCTGCGAGTGACATCTCGATGCCTCAACCTCCTACCTTTGTAGGCCTTACGCTCCCGTAGCCGTTTCTCACGCATTAATTTAGCGAAGACTTTCGAGTCGAAGAGACATCCGTTAATATATTCTTCAGTTTTTCTTTGGTTAGACATTCTTCTCTCCTCTGCTCCGCAGTTGTCGCGTCTTTTGCTACGGAAGCCTTCGTATGGCCAAATAAGAACTCGAGAACTCGCCTAATGAAATGGTAGAAACGAATGAATCGGGATTGGCCACGGTATCCACCACACCAAAGTTCAGGTCTCGTTTTGGGCCAATAGGCGAGTACGATTACCCCCTGCTGTTGGGTAATGGGATTTATGGCCATTTTTAGGAATGGAGTCGGCGGATTTCGCCTACAATTCCCATCCAAATCTTCTTCTCGATCCTTAATCCAGAATTTACATCCATCACACCTTTTCATAAAAGTTGTCCTCCGTTTTGAATGTTTCACTCAGACTGCGAATCATTGTCGCCCTCAGTTGAGGATTGTTGGTGAAAACCAGATCCGGGTTTTCTTTGTGTTCCCAACCATGAATCCGAGCGGCATCTGTGTAAACCTCTTCGAGAGAACGTTCTCTCCTGCATAGACGGCCAAATGAGATTCCGAGTCCGAAGCTCATTCTATCCACCTTCTCAAGGTAACAATAAAGATGGGCCGAGTCTTAGGCACCCTCCAATCGACTCTCCAATGTCCGAGGAGAATCAATAGACGCTTCCG